GGAGGAACAGGAACTGGAAGTGCAGGTGCTGGTGGGGGCGCTGGTTCTGGTGCAAATGGTTCTGGAAATAATGGTGGAAATGGTGCAACTTCTTCAATTACAGGAAGTTCCGTAGCTTATGGTGGTGGTGGTGCTGGTATAGGTAGTAATGTTAGTGGCACTGGCGGTACTGGTGGTGGTGGTTATCCGGGCAATGCTAGTACTGGTGGAGCCGCTGGTACCGCAAATACTGGTGGTGGTGGTGCTGGTGGCGGTGCTGGTTCTCCAGCAACAGGTACGGGTGGTTCTGGCGTTGTTATTATTTCTGCATCCCAAGCGGCGGCATCTACCACAGGTTCTCCAACCGTTACAACAAGCGGTGGCAGAACAATTTATCAATTTAACTCTTCTGGTTCAATTACATTCTGAGGTGAAACATGAGTCATTACGCAAAAGTTGTTGATGGGGTCGTGACGCAAGTCATCGTGGCCGAGGCAGATTTCTTTCAAACATTTGTGGATACAAGTCCCGGTGAATGGATTCAAACTTCTTACAACACCCACGGCGGTCAACATCCCGAAGGTCGGCCATTGCGTAAGAACTACGCAGGAATTGGTTACACCTATGACCGTTCCCGTGATGCGTTCATACCGCCCAAGCTCGATGCGTCTTGGACATTGGATGAGGCAACTTGTTTGTGGATTGTTCCAACTACGACTACCCCCGATACTATTACGATTGATATAAGTTCAAACGGTTCTGACAGTATTGTTGGCGGTTCTGACAGTATTACGGGCGGTATAGATTTAGGTAACGGAGGCGCTTAATGTCCAAGCAATATCCCGGCGGCATCGTATCTAAAACTCCTGTCACGCCGACAAGCCTGAGTGCGCCCGGGATATGGACAATGAATCAGCAAGCGGCGGCGCAGGCTACCAATACGTGGCCGTTCCCCCGTGATCCGCAGTTTAACTATGTAACCATGTTGCTTCATGGTGATGGCTCGGCTGGTTCAGTAGCTATGGGTTCTGGTGCAGGTACATCTTCTACAGTCACCAACTTCAACGCTGACGCATCTACAAACAACTTTAACGTTGTTATCAATGGTGATGCTAAGTCTAATAACTTTAATCCGTATCTTGGTGATGGTTACTACAGTAATTACTGCGGCACTAGCAATAATTTTTACATGAATGGTGAAGCTGGTTTTGCTTTTGGTTCAAGCGCAGATTTCACTATTCAATTTTGGTTTTTTGCAAATACTATTTCTGCTGATGTTGTTTTTTATGATGGCAGACCAACAACTACCCAAGGCTCATACCCAACAATTTATTTGAATGGCACGACCAAAGTTGTATCTTATGTAACAACTAGTGCAGAACGAATTACTGGAACAACTGCAATTTCTGTAGGCACTTGGTACAACGTAGTTCTTAGCAGAGTAAGTGGAACAACTCGTTTGTTTGTTAACGGAACTTCTCAAGGCTCTTGGGCAGATACAACTACATACGCAAATCCTGCAAGTCGCCCAAATATATGCGTAAGTGGGTATGCGGCTAACGGATACCTTGATGGATACATATCTAATTTGTCAGTGTTAAATGGCACTGGTTTTACAACAGTAACAGTACCCACTGCGCCATCATCTACAAGTACAACAAATCAAATTTTGTTGTTGGGTGCTTCTAATAGATTTATTGATTCCAATACCGCTACAACTGCAAAGACAGTCAATGTCACAGGCTCACCACAAGTATCCCCCGCCATACCATTCACCCTGCCAACAACTGTGGCGACATACGGCTCTGGGTATTTTGATGGGTCGGGCGACTATCTTTCTTTAACACCAACATCTGCATTAAATTTGTCTACAAATAGTTGGACAATAGAAATGTGGGTAAATTTAACCACTGTTTCAGCAAACCAAATATTTATAAATTTTGGTTATGAAGGTAGTACACAACGGTCTTTTATTTTGTATTTAACTTCTGCCAATGTGTTGCAGTTTGCGTATTCTACAAATGGCTCAAACAATACCGACACTAGCTTGGGCGCATCGGGAATAACTATTGGAACTTGGAATCATTTAGCAGTCGTTAGAAACAGTACTACCATTACCGTTTACAGAAACGGTGTTGCATACGGAACAACAATTACTATTGGCGCTTCTGCAATCAATTACACCCCCGGCGCTTTTAGAATTGGTTTTGATTCATCAAATTACATAAATGGTTACATGACAGACTGCCGCCTCGTTAATGGAACCGCAGTTTATACGGCATCGTTCACACCCCCCACAGCCCCTCTGACAGCTATCACCAACACCCAGTTGCTCACCACTCAATACAACGGTGGCGGCAACAACAGCGGCTTTAAAGATAGCAGTCAGTTTAATTTCCCAATCACCCGCAACGGCAATACAACCCAAGGCACGTTTACGCCTTATGGCTCTAATTGGTCTAATTTCTTTGATGGTAGTACAGGCTACTTGTCTATGGCAAGTAATGCGGCATTAAACTTTGGCACAGGTGATGCAACGGTTGAGTTTTGGTTTAACGGAAACACAGCATCGCTTTTATACCCCGGTATTTTTAGCGCCATTACATACAATAATGCTGGTGCGGCAAGTATTCGGTATAACAATACTGGGTATGCAAATAAAGTATTTATGTATATTAATACAGGTGGTGACCCTGTTATTGCTTCTACAAGCACTATTGCTTTTGGTGTTTGGGCGCACATTGCAATTGTTCGTCAGAGTACATCACTAAAGTTATATTTAAATGGAACGCTAGATACAACAGTAACAATCAGTTCTGGTCTTGGTTTTGATTTAAGCAACGGTGGTACACGTATTGGTCGTGGATTTGATGTAGATAGCACCAATGGTTACTTTACCGGTTACTTGTCAAATTTACGGGCAGTAAAAGGGACGGCAGTTTATACGTCCAACTTCACCCCAAGCACAACGCCTTTAACAGCAATCACCAATACATCGTTATTAACTTGCCAATCAAATCGTTTTGTTGATAACAGCGCAAGCCCATTAACCCTCACAGTTAACGGCTCACCAAGCGTCCAACGCTTCAGCCCATTTGCACCATTGACTGTGTACAACCCAACCACATACGGCGGGTCTGCGTACTTTGATGGTAGTGGTGATTATTTAGTTGCGGCATACAATGCGGCTTTTAATTTTGGCACAGGCCCGTTCACAATAGAAACGTGGTTTTATTCAACCGCAAATAACACTTATCAAGCAATTGTTGGAATTCATAACGGAGATGCAGGTTGGATTCTTCGTGTTGATAGTGGTTTAAGAGTTATGTTTTATACAGGCTCGGCTGAGTGGTTTGGCACTATTACTATGCCCATAAATACATGGAATCATATTGCTATTGTTCGTGAAGGTACTGGAACTAATCAAACAAAAATGTACGTGAATGGTGTTTTAGACCAATCCATGACGCTTACAGCTAACTACACGCAAACAAATCAATTATCTATTGGCGCACAACAAAATAATTTAGCAGCAACTTATTTAAATGGATGGATGAGTAATCTTAGAGTTGTTAAAAATTCTGCGGTTTATACAAGTGCATTTACGCCAAGCACAACACCCCTGACAGCAATTACAGGCACATCTTTACTGCTTTCCACAACCAACCCCGCCATCTTAGACAACGCCATGCTGAACAATCTAGAAACCGTGGGTAACGCCGCAGTCTCTACAAGCGTGAAGAAGTATGGCGCGGCATCAATGTATTTTGATGGTAGTGGTGATTGGTTAATGACACCCAATAGAACAAACTTAAATGTAGGTTCTGGCGACTTTACAGTAGAGGCTTGGGTTTACACAGGCTCAACATCACAACAAGTAATTATTGGTGCAAACCGAAACTCAGATGGTGTTGGCGCATTTATGTTGAATTTAAACTACACAGGAAAAGTTAGATTTTTCTGTAGTTATTCTGGCGGAACAATCCTTGATTACAACGTAGGCTCAGGCACGATTTCTGATTCTGCATGGCATCACATAGCGGTTACAAGAAGTGGCTCATCTTTAAGAATATTTATTGATGGCACTCAAACAGGCACAACAAACACAACGCTTGGAACTGCCTCAATTGACAATGCTATTGCTGATTACAGAGTTGGTAGTACAACAGATGGGGCGTTAAATTTTAACGGCTACATAGACGACCTACGCATTACTAAGTACGCCCGTTACACAACAACGTTCACGGTTCCCGATCAGGCATTCCCCAACGGGTAGCCAAAACCAAACTCAATGAATACAATCACAGCAATTAACAAGGAACTGTTATGTCAAGCCAATTTTCTACACTAAAGTTTGAGCTAATCGGCACGGGCGAGCAGTCCGGCACTTGGGGCAGCACAACCAATGCCAACATCGGAACTGCCATTCAGCAAGCCATTGTGGGCATGGCTACCCTAACTTCCGCTGACTTCACGGCCAATGTTGCAACCTTATCCCTGACCGACACCAATGCGCTGCAGAATGCACGGGCCCTGTGCTTGAACATTGCAGCAGGTGCAGTGTCCGCTGCCGGAACAATCAACGTTCCCGCCATCCAAAAGCCATACATTGTTATTAACGGTTCAAGCTATGCGGTGACAGTTAAGGTATCCGGCCTGACTGGTGTTTCTGTTCCATCTGGTAAACGCACAGTCATCTATAACAATGGTACAGACGTAGGCGACCAAATAAGTTACTTATCAAGCTTGACTCTAGGCGATCTCTCGGGGTCTATTGTTGGGACAACAGCAACCCAGACATTGACCAACAAAACGTTGACGACGCCCGCCGTAAACAATCCAACGGTCACGGATTATATTGAAACCGTTAGTGCAATTGGCACGGTGAGCACGGCAAGCACGCTGTCTTTGTCAAGCGGTACAGTACTTACTGCCACATTAACGGCTTCAACAGCTTGCACATTCACAATGCCAACAGCCACGGCTGGCAAATCTTTTATATTGCTTTTAAAGCAGGCGGCATCAACAGGCAACGGTTCCGCCACATTTACTGGCGTTAAATGGAGTTCTAACGGAGCGCCAACCATTACGGCAACCGCAGGGAAAATGGATATTTTGACGTTTGTGGCTGACGGAACAAACTGGTACGGCTCATTTGTCCAAGGGTACACACCATAATGTTTGCCGCAATTAACACCTTCCTTGCTGGTGGTTTGGCCGTAGGTCAACAGGCATATACAACTGCTGGAACATATTCTTGGGTTTGCCCGTCTGGGGTTTATTCTGTTTCCGTGGTCTGTGTAGGTGGCGGCGGCAGCCAAGTACCCGGGGATGACAGCCCTAGCGGTGGTGGCGGTGCTTTGGCATATACCAACAACTATGCTGTAAGCCCGGGCACTACATACACAGTCGTTGTTGGGGCGGCGGGAACTACTTCATCTACAGACGGCGGCACTTCGTCTTTTAACGGCACTGGTGTTTTGTATGCGGGTGGCGGCGGTACGGTAAGCGGCGGTAGTGGTGGAGGTTCTGCACGAACTGGAGGCGGCTCTGGTGGTAACAGCGGCGGTAATGCTTACGGCGGTGCCGCTGGTGGCGCGGGCGGTTATTCAGGTAATGGCGGTCGAGGAGCCTTTAACAGTGGCGGTACCAATGGCGATGCAGGTTCTGGCGGTGCTGGCGGCGGCGGTTCTTCTAGCGGTTTTAACAGAGCACAAAGTGGTGGCGGTGGTGTAGGCATTCTTGGAGAAGGCACTAGCGGTGCCGGAGGCACGGGCGGCGCAGGTGGTGGCGGGGGATCTGGCGGTGCAAATGGTGGAAGTGTTGCCGATTCTGACGGCGGAGTAGGTGGAGCTTACGGTGGTGGCGGGGGAGCGCCAAACGGCGGCAACGGTGGAGCAGGCGGCGGCGGAGCAGTTCGTATTATTTGGCCCGGAACCACAAGAACCTTCCCATCAACAAACACCGGCAACCTATGAATGCGCTGGCTTGCCCTTTTACTGTTGTTGGGGCTAGTTGGAGCCGTAGCCAAGAATGGCTGTCATGTGCGCGAGTTCTATGGGATAGGCTACACAGTCCACGATCCGACCGAGCGGCACAAGGAGATGATGGCGTGGCTAGATCAGAACGCCCAGCACTGCAAGGCTTCAGACTATTTGGTTATCTGGAACAACCTGTCCGAGTGGGCGGGGTCAGCAGATTCCACATGGCTTAGAGCCAAGGTTGTACATGGATACAAAGATGCGGAGCAACGTGAGAAGAAATGATTCCACCACTCTACAAATGGTATCCGATGGTTCAGCCAGAGGGCTACCCAACCAAGACAGACACGCTTGAGCGTAGGGCTGAACGTCTAACTGAAGACTACAAGCAGGCGTTGAAGATGAAAAAGATGGATGACAAAATTGATGATCTTGAGTTTGAGTTGTATGTAAAGAAGGCAGAACGCAATCAACTTAGCCTTGAGATTTTTACTAACCGCAAATTGGACATACTTGTATGAACGAGAACCCAGACGTAGTAGGTAAATTGACGTACTCTGTAACCCTAATGGTAGCCGCTACCCTTTGCTTGTCTGTTCTGGGGATGGTGGTTGCCTTTCTGCTCGGTCTATGGGCCAAGGAAGTGGACAATGCAGAAATCTTCAGTATGCTCCACCCGGCTTTCCAAACCATCATTGGCGGCTTCATTGGTCTTTTGGCTGGGGTCAAACTTTCGCACGGCGACAGCCATCACAAATGTAAACACTGTGGAGAATAACCATGCTTGATATTTTATCTGGGGGCTTGCTAGGCTCCATCTTTGGCGGCATCTTCCGTATGGCCCCCGAGGTGCTTAAGTTCTTTGACAAGAAGAACGAGCGCCAGCATGAACTCAATATGTTTGCCCGTCAGTGCGAACTGGAAACGCTACGTGGTCAGCAGAAGTTAGCCGAGATTGGCGCGCAGCGGGAAGCCGCCATGGACGTAGGTGTTATGGATGCCTTTAACAACGCTATCACTCAGCAAGCCGAAATGGTCAAAGCCGCAGGCGGCTGGGTGGCTAGTCTGTCAGCGTCTGTCCGTCCAGTGGTTACATACTGGGTTTTATTTGTCTGGTCTTTTATTCACGTATGGTTTGCGTGGAACGCATGGCTTGCCGGTGCGCCAGCGGTTGAAGTGTTTAAAACCATGATGACCCCTGACTTCTCAGCTTTACTCTCAGGGACTATTAACTACTGGTTTCTCGACCGTACTCTGAAGCAACGCGGCATATGAACCTAGAGTTAGCCGCCGCTCTATGCCGTCAGTTTGAGGGCTACCGTGCCAAGCCGTACTTATGTCCGGCTGGCGTGGCTACGATTGGCTATGGTTCTACCTACTACGCAGACAAGCGCAAGGTAACGCTAGAAGACGCGCCGATGGATGAACCCACGGCACGGGCGCTTTTGATGATTGAGTTAGAACATACATACTTACCCGGAGTTTTGCGTAACTGCCCCGGTTTGATTACTGACGTTCGTAAGTGCAATGCCATCGTAGATTTCTGCTACAACTTGGGCACTGGACGCTTGCAAACAAGCACGTTAAAGAGGAAAATCAATGCCAATGATTGGGAAGGCGCAAAAGAACAACTGATGCTCTGGACTAAAGGCGGCGGCAAGGTTTTGCCGGGACTACTTAAACGTCGCACCGCTGAGTGCGCTTTACTGGATTGACCGATGCCATTACAAAAGATACTGTTTAAGCCGGGCGTCAACCGGGAGAATACCCGCTATACCAATGAGGGTGGCTGGTATGAGTGCGACAAGATTCGTTTCCGCCAAGGCACTCCTGAGAAAATCGGGGGTTGGACCCGTTTTAATTCAGGTACTTTTTTAGGTGTTTGCCGTTCTTTATGGAACTGGGTAACGTTGGCAGGAGCTAATCTTGTCGGAGTAGGCACTAATCTAAAGTTCTATATTACACAGGGTGGTGCTTATTACGATATCACCCCGATCCGCGCTTCATCGACCATCAATACCAATCCTTTTGCCGGAAACGACACAACAACAGTCACGGTGACGGATACGGCGCATGGTTGTGTGACAGGGGACTATGTGACGTATAGCGGGGCCACGGGAACATACGCGTCTACTTTTAACGCAGAATATCAAGTCACAGTACTCACTGTAGATACTTACACAATTACTACTGCAGTCACGATTGCAGCAGGTAGTTATGGCGGGTCTGCGGTGGTTGCTGCGTATCAGGTCAATGTGGGTCCGGCTATCCAGCAGCCTTTGCTTGGCTGGGGCGCAGGAGGCTGGGGCAACGGAACTTGGGGAAATGGCCAATCTGCAACGATTAGTTTGCAGTTGTGGAACCAGATCAATTATGGCCAAGACTTAATTTACGGTCCGCGGGGCGGGGGCCTGTATTATTGGAGCGCAAACTCTGGTGTAACCACCCGCGGCGTGCTGCTCAATAGCCTTGGCGGCACTGTTACATTCACCAATGCTTCTCCTACAGTGGTCACTTCCACTGTAGGATTTAATGAGGGTGCGGCATTGCAGTTTGCGGCCACCACTTCGCTGCCCACGGGTATTTCTGCAAACACAACTTACTATGTGTATCAGGTAGCTGGTTTGACGTTTAAACTGACAAATAGCGCAGGGACCTTGATTAACACGTCTTCTACGGGAACAGGGGTTTATGTTTCGTTGATCATGGATGTTCCTACGTCAACCAACACATTTACTGTTTCTGATACTTCGCGTTTTATTCTTGCTTTTGGTTGCAATGATTACGGCAGTGCAACAGTTGATCCTTTGTTGATCCGTTGGTCAGGGCAGGATGATCCATACAATTGGACACCCACAGCGACCAATCAGGCCGGCAGTGTGCGCTTGTCTCACGGCTCAAGGATCGTGACATCTGTCCAGACTCGTCAAGAGATTGTGGTTTTTACTGACTCTTCGCTGTACTCACTGCAGTACTTAGGCCCTCCTTATGTGTGGGGCTCTCAACTCTTGGGTGACAACGTTTCTATTGTTAGCCCGAATGCGGCAATCATTGCTTCCGGTATTGTTTATTGGATGGGCGTGGACAAGTTCTACATGTACGATGGCCGTGTACAGACCTTGAATTGCGATCTGCGTAAGTTTGTTTTTAGTGATTTCAATTCAGATCAAACTGAACAGGTGTTTGCGGGAACTAATGAGGGCTTCAATGAGGTCTGGTGGTTCTACTGTTCTGCCAACTCTAATGCTGTAGACAGATATGTTGTCTACAACTATTTAGAGCAGGTGTGGTACTACGGCACAATGGCCAGATCAGCATGGTTGGATTCGGGTTTGATTCAATACCCAATTGCTGCTACCTACATCAACAACATCGTTAATCACGAAGTGGGTGTGGATGACAATGCAACTGCCACGCCTGCACCAATCAATGCCTATGTTTCTTCAGCAGAGTTTGACATTGGGGATGGCCACAACTTTGGTTTTGTATGGCGTATGTTGCCTGATCTGACGTTCTCGGATTCAGTTAATTCTCCAACGGGTGCAGTGCCTACATTGACATTGACGCTGTATGGCATGCAAAACTCTGGATCAGGTGTTACAAGCTCGGCCAGCGGTTCTGTGCTCAAGGGCAATACTTATGTGATCACGGAAGAGTTCACGGGGCAGTTGTACACACGACTTCGTGGCCGCCAGATGATTTTTAAGGTGGAGTCCAATCAGATTGGCACCGCTTGGCAAATCGGTGCACCCCGTATTGACATTCGTCAGGATGGTAGACGTTAATGGCTGAGTTAAACGTAACCCCACCAAGCCTGCCGCTGGCTCCCGACGAATACCAGCGTCAATATCAAGATCAGCTAAATAACGTTTTACGGTTGTTTTTTACACAATTATCTAACCCCGGTAATATGGGGGGAGCTACTTTAAATTTGAATCTGAACACACTTCCAACAGATGCAAACATAGCTAGTTTGCGGATAGGTGACATATTCCGAGACACTACAACGGGCGCTACTGCAACAAGTCAAGTACTTCGCATAAAGACAGCAACGTAATACAATCAAGCAACCCATTTTCCCTAAGGAACTGACATGGACCAAGCACCTCAAGCCGCAATGGAAATGCCCCAAGAGGCTTCTTCTCCTTTTGCCAATCCCGATGCCGCTTCTGTATATGATCAGATGCGCCAGACTGTGTCTCCAAAGGAATTTGGCGACGAGATGTTAGCGGGTGCTTCGCAGGTTGCTCCGGAAGATGTTGCAGCATTTAAGGCCGAGTTGGACAAGCTGGATGTCCCCATGGAAGTGCTGGACATGCTCAACAACATGGTTGATGAGATTCTGGCCGCTCCTGAGAACTACGAACAGATCAAACAAAAGTATGCCTCAATGGGAGTGACGGACGACATCCTTCCCGAGCAGTTTGACCCCCACTTCTTTGCTGCCTTGAACATGGCAATTGACCAGATGGTCGGCGAGCCTGCAGGAGCGCAAGCGTTTGCCCGAGGCGGTATTGCAGAGCTTAGCCCTGTGTCCAAAGCTATTGCTGATTACGGTCGTAATGGCGATACCATGTTGGCTCACATTACACCGGCTGAAGCGCGCATGTTGCGCCGCAGAGGCGGTGCAGGGACCACGAACCCTAACACTGGCTTAAAAGAATACTTTTCCCTAGGCAAATTGTTCAAAGGTATTGGTAACGCCATCAAGAGCTTTGCCAGCAGTACCGTGGGCCGTATTGTTACCACGGTGGCCCTTGGTTTCTTCTTAGGCCCTGCCGCCGCCAGTGCGATGGGCATCGGAGCAGGGACCGCGGCTGCTGCTGCGGTAAGCGGTTTTGTGGGTGGCGCAGGCGCTACCTTGCTTGCCGGTGGTAATCTGAAGGATGCCCTGAAGACAGGTGCAATCGGCGGGTTGACCATGGGAGCTATTGAGGGCTTCTCTGGTGCGCCTTTAACGGGTGGTACACCAATGCCGGGCACTACGGGTGAAATCATTGGTAGTCAGTTTGACAAAGCTGTCAATTATTTGACTCCTTCTGCTCCTACAAGCTTGGCTCCTGTTGCGCCGGCGGCTCCCGCCGTTCCCGCTGCGCCGCCCGCGGACCTCATGGGTCAGGCTGCAACACCGCCTGTTGCGCCCCCTGCTTCTTTTGCAGCACAGCCAAATGATTTTGCTCCGCAAAAAATTATCGATGCACAGGCTCCTACTTCCCCATCAATGTTTGATCAGGCGAAGGATTTTGTCAACAAGAACATCTCTCCTTCTGGCATTCAGCAAGAAGCGGCGGGTGAGGCAATTAAAACTGTCCAAAAAACATTCCCCACTGCTACTCCTGAGCAGATCATGAGCGCTCCTCCCGGCTCTGCATTAGCAAAAGCATATTCGAGTGCAATGCCCGGCATGATTGGCACTTACGGCCCCGCAACAGCGGTAGGTATTGGCACGGTTGCTGCGTTTGGCGGGTTCTCACCTAAGCCTTTGACACCTGCTACTACTGATCCACAAATGATGAAGCCGGTAGAACAGCGTATTGCTGAGGAAGGCAAGCAGCGTAACTACTACTTGCAGAACCTGCCCGGCGTAAAGTATGACCAATATGGTGCTCCTATTTTTGGTCAATACACACCACTGCCTACCTTTGCACCGCCCGGTTATGCGGGTGGTGGAACGGTGCTAACAGCAGAGGAGCAGGCAACCAAAGACGCTGCTGACAAAGCCACAGCAGATGCAGCGGCCAAACAAGCGGCAATTGATGCTGAAAATGCGGCTGCTCGTAAAGCGGTAACTGACGCAAAGAACGCACGCCTTGCTTTAGGCAGTAATGAACAGTATAAAAACATCAGCGCAGGTCTGAATGTTTTTGCACCGACCACGAACCGCGAAGCTTTGTTGAATGAGCGTCAGCGCGCATTTGCGCCTGTGATGTTGAAAAATGCCCAGTTTAATTCTGGCATTGAATCCATCATGGCTAATCCAATTACACTGCCCGGAATTACAACCCCCGTTCAGCCGTACAACACGGCTGATCCATATAACACCCTTGTCCCTGATAAACGGTACACGCCACCTTCTAATCTAGGCGCTCAAACACCAAATGAAAAAGCAGCGTTTTACAATTCGTTGCGTGGTAAGGGTATGACTGATGCAGAAATTCGTTTCCAAGTGCAAAAAGACATGGGATCACAGTCCGATCAGGATTGGAGTTATTTAAAAGATTTGTCATCTTCCATCCAAAATGTTCCTTTTAACCCTAATATGTCTGTACAAGACAAAGCTGGCTTGTATAGCAGCCTATTAGGCAAAGGTTTCACTGACGCCTCCATTCGCAATCAAGCCGAACAGGTATATGGCAAACAGACTAATGAAGACTGGAACTATTTGCAGAATCTAGCCAAGCCTCCCGCCGCTGCAAATGCAAAATTAATGAACATGGGAGGTATTGCAGGTTTGGCTCAAGGCGGTTATCCTAGACGTACCGGTCAAGTATCTGGCCCGGGGACCGCGACCTCTGATTCAATCCCTGCAATGCTGTCTGACGGCGAATTTGTAATGACCGCGAAAGCTGTTCGCGGAGCAGGCAAAGGTGACCGTAGAGCAGGCGCAAAGCGCATGTACGCGCTTATGAATCAACTTGAACAAAACGCATCACGGGGTTAAACATGGCAGACGTCCTATCGCAATCACAGTTTGTCCGCGAAGCGCCGGACATTGAGGCACAAAAAGTTGCCTTGATGCAGTCGGCTAAGGCTCAAGCCGATGCCACAAACGCCGCAGCCCTTAAAGGTCAGTATTTAAACCCTGACTACAACATTGCATCAATGAGCCCTGACCAGCTTAATGCGATGGATTTGGGTCGTCAAGGTATTGGTGCTTATCAGCCGTTCATGACAGGCGCGGCAAACTCCGTGCAGACCGGTGCAGGAACGTTAAACGCAGCAGCGGGCCTGATGGCAGGTGCAGATACCCGTAACCAGTTTAGCGCGGCTCAGGCAGCAATGAATCAGGCTTCCATGCCGATTCAAAACATGGGCAACGCTGCGCAGTTGGCTACTAAAGGCGTTCCGCTTATTAATCAAGGCGCGCAGGGGATTATGGGCGCGCAGAACATGGCCAACCAGTATGCGCAAGCTAACTTAGGGCAGTCGCAAAATTATATTAACAACGCGATTAATACCGCTGATCGTTATTCGCAAGCCAACATGGATGAGTCTTTAGGGGCTCTTCGTCAAGGCATTAGCACTCTAGGTGGCGCAGGTCAAATGTACAACCCTGCCAGTGCGCAGGGCTTCATGAACCCTTATCAGCAGCAAGTTATTGACGAATCAATGCGTCAGATGAACCGCCAAGGTGATATTGCTCAGCAGCAGATGCAAGCGCAAGCAGTGCGCTCAGGTGCTTTTGGCGGCAGCCGTCAAGGCATTGAAAGCGCAGAATTGCAACGTAACTTAGCCGGTCAGAAAAATGCTGCAATTACAGGTGCTTTGCAGCAGGGCTACGGCACTGCTCAGCAGCAAGCTCAGCAGGCTTTTGAACAACAGCAACAACGTCAGTTGGCGCAGGCGCAGGGCTATCAGGGCGCAGGAAATGTTTTGGGACAGCAGTCCCTACAGCAGGCTCAGTTGGGTCAAAGCGCCGCAGGGGTACAGGGCAACTTAGCACAAACCCTTGGTCAGCAACAATTACAACAAGCACAGTTGGGGCAGAGCGCCGCAGGTTTGCAAGGCAATTTGAGCAATCAGTTGGCTGGGTTATCTGGTATGTATGGCAACATTGCAGGCCAGCAAGCCAACATTTACGGCCAGCAAGCCGGTTTGGGCATGCAACAAGCACAGGGCATTGGTGGCTTGGCTGCTCAGCAGTTTGGTATCGGTTCCCAGTTGGCGTCGGGTCTTGCCGGTATCGGTACCGCTCAAGGCAACATTGGCGCGCAACAAGGTGCTTTGGGTCAGGCGACGCAGCAGATGGGTCAGCAGGATGTCAACTTCCTGTACAACATGGGCGCGCAACAGCAAAAACAATATCAATCAGAATTGGATGCTGAACGCCAGAACCAGTTGCAACAAAATATGCAGCCTTATCAGCAGATTGCATTCTTGTCGGACATCTACAAAGGTGCGCCATCGTCACAGATGTCATCCATGTCGCAAAGTGCGCCCACCGCCAGCCCATTCCAACAAGTTACGGGTATGGGAACAGGTATTTTGTCCACTGCAGCCGCTGGTAAAATGGCTGGGGTCATCTAAGGATTCATCATGAAGAATGAGATTTTGAAACGTGCCATGTTTGCGATGCCCTTGTCAAAGGACTCCCGCAATTCTGGAATCATGGCTGGTTTTGATGAAGAGATGCCGGAAGCCCCAGAAGACAATGTGGAGGAGATGCCCCAGATGGCCCGCACTCCACAGAATCCTGAGATCCTGATGAACACACTGCGCGGTGATATGCGCTCTGTGGATGCACGCGTTCAAGAATTAGCACAACTGGTCGGTGAGCAAGCCGCGATGGACACGCCTCCTGAAGTTTTGGCCATGCTCCAGCCCCAGTTAGCCGCCCAACAAGGCGGTATCGGTGCTTTGCCACAGGGCCAACAAATGGCTCCCCCACCTATGGGCATGCCCCCAGAAGGAATGCCTCCTGAAGCTGGAATGCCCCCTCAGGGCGGTATCCCTATGCCGCAAGGCATGGAGGGCGCGGGCCCTTTTCCGCAGGGCGGGGCTGAGCAGGCTCCGCCCACCCCTGATGGCATGCCTCCAATGCATGCCGCTGTTGGTGCGTTCATTACTCCTGCTATGCGCATGGCTCAAATGGCCGGCACCAAAATTGGTCAGGCAGGCTCAGCAGCAAACGCTGCTTTGGGCCGTATGTTTATGACGCCTCAAGGCATTACGCAACCTGTTTTGGAAAACGTTCGTGGTCCCGGTGGTCGTTACACGGCGGAGCAAATTGTGAGTGGAGGTCAAGCTTTATCTGCGCCTACACTTACACAAGGCATCATGCAAGGTACGGCAAAACTTGCCGATCAATATCCACGTGTGGCGGCCATGCTGGCTCCTGCTGCTGGAGCACTTGGCTTGGCTAATGCACCACGATCCAGTGGTCCTGAGGGCGCAACTGATCTTTCTTCACAGATTCCAACAGATTCAATTGAGAACATGGTTTCAAACAGCGTATTGAACAAGCCTCCTGCTGTATCCATGAGCTTTGATAAGCCCTTTACAACAACTGTGCCTGATCGCTACAAAATTACTATGGGCCAACGGCCCACGCCTGCTGCTGCGCCCATGGACATTTCCAAGCCTAATGTGTATGACATTGAAGATGCACGTAAGGCAGAAACCATTGCTGCAGCACCTAACGTCTATGACACAGAAGATGCGCGCAAGGTAGATACACAAGACTTCATCAAGTCTGCCTTGAAGGAAAAGACCCGTGCAGAGCGGACCAAGGAAGGCTATGCCGAGTTGGCTCCGTTGTTCCAAGAAATCTTGGGCAGCGACAAAGAAGACATGAAGGTCAACGCTTTGTTGATGCTGGCGGATGCTGGCTTCAAACTTGGCGCAAGCCGTCAACCGACGTTTGGTATGGCATTCAGTGAAGCAGCTTCTGGTATTCCAAAAGGCTTTATGGCTCTTATGGCGCAGTCCAAGGACCGCGATCTCAAGATCAAGTCTGCTGCTTTGTCACAGGCGTTCACCGACGTACAAGAGCAAGACAAGTATGCTCAACAGACCAAGATGGAAGTGCTCAAAGGCGATTTCCGGCTGTTGTTGGAGCAGGCTAAAAATGGCGGCACTACCCTCGAAGACGGTGGTGTGGGATTGCGTGTGGCCAAGACCAAACAAGGTGGTTTTGCCGGCGTATCTATTGATCCAAAAGATCCAACAGTGCAGTCGGCTGTTCAAAGCCGCTTTACATTACGCGACACTGACAATCCGTTTGTCGAGAACCGCGGACAAGCGCCTACGTCAGTTGAAACAGACAAGGGTGAACGGGTCAAACTCAGTTCTACTTTACGTGCGTTGGACAACAGCTTGTCTACCTTGGACAACCTCAAGGGCACTTATACAAATCTGTACAGCCCCGGCACATGGTTCGTGGACAAGGTCAACAATCTGATCGTTCCAGTCTCCGGTGGTCTGGTGCGTCCTGATGTGAATCAAGCGGATGCGGCACAACGCGTGCAAACAGGGATGAACTCCATCCTAAAGAGCATTGCTTCTGCAAATGACAACGGCCGCGTTGCTGTGCAAGAACAAGAATGGGCACGCGATACCGCTAAAGGTATTTCTGATCCCGCTGCGTTCTTCCAGAACAAGGAGTTGGCAGCTAAGGGCTTTAGCAGCATGGAAGCCATGTTGCGTAATGCACGCCAGCAGGTGTTGACACAGTTGGGATTTGAGAGCAATGATTACGCGATGCGCACTCCTAGCACTGGCACGCAAAACGATCCATTTGTGATCCCCGCAGATAAAGCTGATCAGCAGCGTATGTTTACCTTCCTTGGTAGTACCATCGGTAAGTTGCAAGATCCAAAAGCGATGGTGTATGTCCAAATGCCGAACAACACAATCCAACAATTTAATCCTACTCAACTGCGTGGCCTGATAGGAAACCAATAATGCCAACCTTGATGAATTCCCGTGGGGAGATGGTGGACCTCTCAACCGGTGAGGTTGTCGGTCGTGCTGAGGGCGTTCCTACTACAACCACCGATCCCCGTGCAGGTGGTACGGCGGCACAAGACGTACAAACACAAGGCGGGGACCGTGTTAGCGGCCTGCTAAACAATCTTTCATGGGGCTTCAACAGTGCCCTTTTTGCCATCCCTGATGCTGCTCAACGCCTTATCGGCAAGGGCATGGGAATGGATGAGAAACAAGTATTCCAGTTCACCAATCTCTTCAACAAGGGTGTAGAAGCCCCTCGTAATATGGAAGAGCGCTACGCCCGCGCTGTAGGCGAAGGCGTTGGTGGAACCATGCCCTTCACTGGCATTCTTGCCTATGCTGGGGCCGTGAAACCGCTTGTCTCTGTGGCTCAGCCCGGAGCAGGCATCTTAAAAGGAATCGCAAATGACGCCGTTAAATATGTTCAAGAAAGCCCGAGAATGGCTGCAGCTTTGGATATCGCGTTTGGTGCAGGGTACGAAGGACTTCGTCAAACGGTTAAGGAAACAGTAGACGACAGTAACCCCTACAAGAAGGTGTATGAAGAGTTGCTACCTGCTGCAGCATTCATCGGCCTTCCTGTAGCTGCCGCAAACCTGCCTTCTGTGCGTGGTGTGAAATGGATCTCTGACAAGATCAAAGGTGTCTCTAGCGGTCTTGGTGAGATTGAAAAAGAAACACTGCAGGGCCTACCCGGCATGTACAAGCTGCCAATTATCAACGTGCTCCCAACCATGTTGATGAAACGTGCGGAGGGCAAGTTGGCACAGGTGTTTGGCCCTATCTCCGAGAGCCCCGAAGCACAGCAGGCATTGAAGCAACTTGAAGCTGCTCTGGCTGATCCTCGCGTTGCAAATGCGGGTTTCATGTTTGATGCTGCCGAGAAGACAATGTACTCACCCTTGGTGCAGCGCAAAGCAGAACTTCTGCAGCAGCTTGGCCCCAAAGAGTTGGAAATTACCAAAGAGCGTATTAACAAAAATCAGCAAGCGCTGGATAGTTTGTTCTCTAGCTTCTCACCAGAAGCACGCAAACCTATTCAAGAAGCGTTTGCCGCGGCCCAAGCAGATCGTCAGCAGTTCTTTGAGAGCTTGCTCAAGAACCAAAAGGACCTGACAGACGCGGAAGTCATGTCAATCTCCGAGCGCCTCGGCCCACAGAACATTGATTTGCTCAATGATGAACTGCGCGGCACATTGATGGCCCGTATGGAGATGGATGCCAAAGCACGTGGCAATATTTTGCGCCGCATGGGCCTAAAGCAGGCCGTATCGCCAGAAGGCTTGCCAATGCCTACGCGTGATCAAGGCGTGTCTTTGTTCCCCGCACGCGATATTGAATCTGCTGCCAAAGAATTGATTGCTAAATATTCTCCAGAGCGCCCATCCATGAACGTTCAGCTTCCTGAGCCTATTCGTTTGCTGCAAAAGTTTGTACGGACACAGGAAATTTCACGCGAAAAGATGGAAGCAGATAAGTTGGTGGAACTGACGGACCAAGCCATTGGTGATCAGCTTGCAAATCTGGGTAAAACACTTGACCCCGACATGCTTGCCGGCCTACGGGATGCGGTTCTTTCTGCTGTGCGTGGCGAGAAACCAAAAACTGGTCGCAAGACTGCAAGTTTGAGCGAGTTGTTGCCCCCACCTGATGCAAAGGGCAACATCTCCATTCGTGCTATCGTGCCGGGCCGCAACATTGTGATCAATCCTGCACAGTTAAAAGCCGATGCAGCACGTATTGCCGAAGCTAATACAGCGATTGATTTGAACTTGCCAGAAGCGCTTGACTACTTGCAGTCAGCCATGCGTTTCCGCAATCAATCTGTGATCAATTACAACGGCTCCATGAAGCGCGGTAGTAGCCGCATTCAAGATGCACAGCGTCACATCGACACGGGCAACGCCATCTACAAGGACATTGAAGGCTTAGTCCTGAACAACGTGCCGCGGATCAAGCAAGAGTACGAAGGCATGAAGATGGTCTTGGATGACTATGCTGCTGCCTACGAAAAGAATCTGCCCCTGCTTCTGACACAGAAGACCCGTGGCGGCGATGAGTTTCTCTTGCCCAACGAGCGCTTGCTTCAGACTGCTTTCTCCAGTGCCGACAACTTAAAACAGTTGCAACTTGCTGTCAGTGGGTCACCTCAAGCTTCATCGATCATGGAGCGCGGAACTATTGATTGGCTGCGCAGCAAGAACGTTGTTGGCGCTGATGGTTTGGTTGATCCTAAGAAGATCCGCCAAGTTTTGGACAAGAACAAAAACATCGTTGAAGCCTTGCCTGCCAACGTGCAGATGAAACTGCAAGACGAAGTGAAGTTTGCCGACGACTACGTCAAGCGCATGGGCGAGCTTGACATGCGCCGAGTTAACGCCAAAGACCAAGAGCTTGATGGACTGCTTGCCAAAGCTACACGTCCCGGTGCCGATCCTGCTAAAACACTGCAAACTGCCTTGACCGATCCTGCAACCATGCAGACATTGGTGCGTGGTGTGGAAAAAGACCCAGAGATGTTGGCAGCCCTGCGCCGCTCTGTATTTGACGTGGCAACAGGTGGTGCACAAAAGGGTGGCGCGCTTAAGTCATTCATTGACAACAACGAAGGTTCCCTCAAGATACTGTTTAAAAACACATCCCACTTGGATGATCTTAAGACCTTGGCCGATTTGCAACGCCGTGTAAATGCGTTTGCTGACGTGACCGGACAGATTCCTGCGTTTGAGTCCACAGATCAGCAATTAAAGCGTTTATTTGGCGCAGGCATCCAGTTCCTCACAACCACGGCCCGAGAGGCCGCTGTGGGCCGGATAAACCCCTCCACGGGTGCTTTGGCAGTCATGCTGCGCATGGCAGGTGGTCTGGAGAACCAAATTTATCAGCGGATCTTTACAAGAGCATTGGAAGACGCAGAGTTTGCCAAACGGATTACGCATGTGGGCACACCACAGGATGCACAGAAGTTGGCGGCTGAACTTGAAAAGATTGGCATTCCAAAATCTGCCTACGTGCCCAACATGAAGCGCATTACCGCACAAACTGCTGCACAAACAGCGATGAGTGACCAACCGGAAGCGGTTGGCAATCTGGGTAATCTGCCCGTGGTCCCCGGAACAAGTGCTCAGCAGATGTTGAAAAAGATGCCGCCTGCTCCGCCAACACGTGGAACAAACTTCAATCCCCGTTTGCCAACAGCACCTGCTGCAACGCCCGGCGGTGGCAACATTCAATTGATGTACCCTTCAATGTTCCCGAACGATCCGATCAGCGGATTGCTGCAGCAGCGCCAAGCCCAAGTACAGGGTCAACAAAGATAACGGAGTTACGACATGGAAATGATTGGACGACTGGTAGCCACGCTGTTTATAAGCCGCGAAGTGGCTCATCGTGCGCACTTGGCCGCAACAGGCACGGGAAGCTTTTCCAAGCACATGGCCTTGGGTGAGTTCTATCCTGCAGTGGGTGAACACGGTGACACCATCACAGAAGCCTACCAAGGCCGCAACGGCTTGATTGAAATCCCTTACCTCAAATACGAGGATGAGGGCGACATCATCAAATGTCTTGAGAAGTACATGGACGACATTGAAAAGCTGCGTTACAACGCAGTAGACAAATCAGACACAGTCATTCAAAATCTGATTGACGATGCACTTGCAACGTACCTGAGCACCCTTTACAAATTAAGGCACCTGAAATGAAAAAAGAAGTCTGGGATAAAGAGCGGCCAAAAGGTCTAGGCAAACCAAAACCATTGGCCCCTGCCAAGAAAGCCGCCGCAAAGGCTGCTGCAAAAAAAGCGGGAAGACCCTACCCAAATCTAGTTGACAACATGCGTGCAGCGCGCGCAAAATGAATACGCTTCATGCAGTTGTCTAGGGGTTCTCCTCTCCTTCCCTTGACAATCTTTTAGCCCCGCGGCTCACGCTTCGGGGCTATTTTTTTGGTGCTGCTCCACCCTGCGCATCCACATGTCCTTGTAGTTGTCAAATTCACGGCCACAGGTCACAAACTCCTGCGTCTGGCCGTCCTGCGCAACCATCATGATCACACCCTGCTCAATCTTGGTTCCATGTGATACATCGTGGGCCAAGGCATACGCCGCAAGCTGCACAAAGTAGTCTTCAATCCACTTGCGCTGCTTCATCTTGTTGGTCTGCTTGAAGTCAATAATTGCAGAGTGATCTCTGTACACACCAATGCAGTCAGACGTGCCGGCATACTTTTCTGGGTAGTACAGCGGTATCTCTGTGCCCCACACTTCGTTCACGTGCGGCATGAACGTTTCAATCAGCTTGTATCCCATCCAATAACCTTTGACCGCGAGCCACGTGCGCGGTGTCTCAAGGGGCCTGTTCAGCAGCAGTCTTTCCACAACACTGTGCATGTGCGTGCCTACAGTTGCTGCATCGTTTTTAATCCGGTCCGCTTCTTCCAAACCAACCCTCGCGGCCCACGCATCGAGGTGTGCTTTATCTTTTGTGCCAGACAGGATGGTTGTCACGCTTGGCACCGGTGGCTGCCCGTTTAACGTGTAGGTGCGCCCTTGTTCAGAGTCAATACGAACCAGTTTTGGGTAGACGTACTTTTTGCGGATTGGGATTAGTTGCATCATTTGATCCATTCTTTAATTTCTTCGCCAAGCACAGCGCTTGCGATATTGATTTTGTTGCGCAGCGCCTTGACGATGTGTTCATCCACTGTGTTGGGCGATACAAAGTCGATGTAGGTGACCTTGTCTGTCTGCCCGATACGGTGTGCCCTGTCCTCTGATTGCAGGCGCTTTTCCAAGTCAAAGCTATTGCTGTAGTAAATCACAGTCTTTGCCTCTGTCAAGGTAATGCCGTAGCCGCCAGTGCTTGGATTGCCAACGAAGAAACGCAGATCGCTGTTGGGGTCTTGGAACTTGGTGACGATATCTTGGCGCTCCTCGGCTTCTGTGTCGCCGTAGTACGTTGCAACAGAGGTCATGCCGTATTCTTTTTGAATGGCCAGCCGGATGTTTTCAATGTCCCGGCGGTAGTTGGCCCAGATGATTACTTTTCCACTACATTCTTCAAGCGTTGCAAGCAGTTCGTTCACACGATTGTTGGGGATATCAATCTGCTGCCCATCGTCAAACTTCACGTGGCCACAGCAAATCTGATGCAGCCGCATGATCTGCGTCAGCGCATTGTTGGTGGACATCAGGTTGCCCTCAACAAGAGCAAGCGCCATCAGCTTCATCTGGTTGTAGTAGGTTGTTTGCTCCTTGGTCAATTCAATCTCACGCCTGACAAACACCTTGTCGGGCAGGTCCAAGCATTCATCCTTGGTCACGCGAAATGAAAAATGATTGAGCTTTTTCTGTAGTTCATCCAAGTGTCTGTAGCCCACGATCTGCTTGAACGTGTGCGTAGGCATCTTGCGCTCAACCAAAATGGCGTAGCGTGCTTGGAAGGCGTAGTAGCTGTAGCTGTTGAGGCATTCGGGCCCGAGGAACTCGCATTGGCTGTACAGATCCAGAGGTGACTTGGTGACAGGGGAGCCAGTAGCAATCCTCCTGTACCGCGCATCACGGGCCACTTTGATAATGCTCTTAGTGCGCTTAGCTGTTGGGGTCTTGATGGTGGTGCTCTCATCCACTGCCATGAAGGCATTCGTCACTCTCAAGAAGGTGCGCGCATGGGCTACACCTTTCTCTGTGCTGAACGCTTCAATGTTCATGATCAGGATGCGCATGGTGTCCACGGCATTCATCATCTTATCCATCTGTTCACGCTCTGCCTTGCGGGGAGTAGGCGACCAACAAGCTACAGTCGTTGGAACATGCTCTGGCATATGCTTTGGCAATTCGGATGTATACCAGTTGCGGTAAACGCCTTTTGGCGCTACGATGAGCATAGAGTTGATCTTGCCCTTGTCGTATAGCATGGCTGCATTGTTGATGAGCATAAAGCTCTTTCCCGTACCCATCTCTGCAAATAGGGCAACTTCTTTATCCTCCCAGAATCGCTGCAGAAACGCAGCTTGGTGGACGAACGGTTTGTTCTTAAATGGGTACTGGTTTAAAAAATAATCCATATCTTTCTAACTTTCTTTTTAAAAGGTGTTGACACCCCGAAAAGATAGTGTACACTAAATGCACGTTTAAAGAAAGGATAGCGTAAAACATGGCAACTGAACAATTCCCTCTGGTGTACGTCGTACAAGAGATGCCTAATCATGACATTGCAGGTGCAATGAAGTTTGGAGACCCAACGGTATTACTGCCGTCAAATGTCCAAATTGCATTTTCCACAGTGCCAACCATGAGGTTGCTCAAGCGCAAGCTTCGCAATTTCTCTGATCGGGACTTTTTGCTGCTGACCGGAGACCCTGTGGCCATCGGGTTGTGCTGTGCAATTGCTGCAGCATACAACTCAGGCCGTGTGAATGTACTGAAGTGGGATCGTCGTGAACAGATGTATATCCCAGTTAAACTTGATATTACCGAGAATGGAGAAAGAGATGAGTAACGTTAGCATTTTTGAAGAAGACGCAGGCGCACTGCAAGTTAAGAACGAAGACCTGTCTTCCGTTGGCGCTTTGGCAAAACGTGCCAAGGAGTTGGAGAAGGAAATCGACGACATCGAAGATGTGCTTAAAGAGCGCAAGGAACAACAACGCAAGTTGCTTGAAGATACGATTCCCGCGATGCTATCTGAGCTTGGCATGAAGTCCTTCAAGATGGCTGATGGCAGCCAGATCGACATCAAGCCTTTCTATAGTGCAAGCATTAAGGAAGAAAAGCGCGCACAAGCCTACGAATGGCTGCGCGAAAAAGGCTTTGACGACATTATCAAGAACACAGTGTCAGTGCGGTTTGGTCGTGGTGAAGACCAACTGTGCGAGGCACTCCTCAATCTACTGCGCGAGCAAAACTACCCAGTTGAGCAAGCACAGAAGATCGAACCCCAGACCTTGAAAGCTTGGGTTCGCGAAATGGTGGAACGCGGTAGCGAGTTCCCCACAGAGCTTTTCGGCGCATACGTGGGCCAAAAAGCAACCATCAAATCAGCATGATCTAAGGAAATTAAAATGGCTAAGAATGAAGTAGCAGTAAAAGAGACCAACGCAATTGCATTGGCAGGTGACTTTGAGCAGGACGCTCAGAGTGGTTTTGAGAACATGAATCAGGACGATTTCGCCCTGCCATTCTTAAAGCTTTTGACC